TTGTTAGATTGTGCGGGGCGGGGGGTGAGTGTTACGGCTAAGAGTTGAGCGTCGCCGATCTTCTCGCCGCCGTCGCGGCTAAATACCTCGCCTGTAATAAACTCGGGTGAAGACCAAAGAACGCCGCCGGCGCTCGTTACGACTTCGAGCCCACGCTCGTTATATGCGGGTATTGCGTAGAGACCATCATCTCGAAGCTCAAGACCGATGATCAAGCCGAGAGCATTACCACTCTCAGGCGGTGCGGGCGTGCCACCGCTAAACGGGCTTGTTGCGTGTTGCCAGTCAATGACGACGGGGTCATGCTCACGACGCTCATTATATACTCTGACGATCTCGGCGAGTAAGTTTTGATCGATCTCTTGACCGATGTTCTCGCCGTTCATTCGTGAGGTGACTTGCCCGAGTGCTAAAGTTTTGAAAGGGCGACCGACGATCAAGCCGTCGTCGCGCTCATCATCATCGCGAGTAAGCTCTAACTCGCCCGCTTCGCTATATGCTCTAAGAGTATTCATCTTTTCATCTGCTCGCTTCATTTGGTTAACGATCTTTTTAGCCCACCGATAACCAGGGTCGCCGCCCCATGCACCCCAAGCGATACGACCCTTAGACCAGTCGTCCCACTTCGGCGACTGTTTATCGATCTCATGACGGGTAAAGTATGCAAGCATACGCTTTGCGGTCTCGGGTGATACAGTGCGACCGTTTGCAAGGTCACGAGCTCGGGCGACGCCGACCGCCGTTAGACCTTTTTGACTTGGAGGTTTAGAGGCTCGAACTTCAAGCGCCCTCGCCGCCGCTTCTTGAACGTCTTTAGGCGGGGTGAAGTCAATATGATCGTATTTCTTAGGCGCTAGTTCGGTTCGCTTATCGGCTTCGCTTCTTTGAGGGTGACCTTTAGGTAATAGATCAAGATCCGTCGTATAGCTCTTCTTTCGCTCACCTGTACCGACGAGCTTTAAGAATGTACGAACGCGGGCGAGAGCCCATTGATTACGAGTCATTCCTGGTCGATGAGAGACAGAGAAAGCGCCCGCACCTCTTCTAAACACTGCTTTAAGCGTGCCGAGATCAACCTTCTTAGACTTCGCTTTATATCGATCATTATGTTTGTCGCGCATATTCTCAAGCGCCTTGACCGATGAGTCGCTTATCTCAATACCCCCGCGTGATCCCGACGCCGAGCCCTTCGGGTTAACCTTCGACCCCTCGACTTGATCTTTTTTCGGCGCTGGTGTTTGCGCTTGAGTTCTACGCTTAACCATGTCGACGCCTTGCGATAAGCTGTTCAGCAAGTGAGGCGATCGCACCGCCGCCGCCCTTGCTCGCCTGTAAGGTTCTCTCCATCGCTGACCGCTGCGCGTCTTCGGGTAGATCACCCGCGCCGAGTCGATCTCGAATCGCTCTCTCTAGTTCATCATCGGGAGTCAAAAGACCGGCGGTCACTAGAGTCGGTAAAGAGTTTATTGATTCGGCGAGATCGTCAGTATCAAGACCTGTGTGTGTGAGCTTAGGTAGCTTCGAGGGGTCAACCGAGCCGAAGTTCCATCGAATCAGTCGACCGACTGTACCCGCCCCGCGACGATCGACGCCGTTGATCTGACTTGCGATGATATCACATAGATTAATCGCGGCTCGTCTAAAGACGCTTAGATGTATCTCACCTACTGACCGAGCGCCCGTTTCAGTGTTACCGAGGTCGGCGAACTGAGCTAAGAAAGCGGCGCTTATTTGTGCGTCGCATTTAGTGATAACTTCGAGCGGGGCGGCGGTGAAATTCGATTGAGCCGAGTACGCCTCGAAGCTGACCGCGCCCGTTTGTACTAAGTAACTTTGCTCGGTAGAGATAAACGCTTGAGCTTGCGCTTCGGCGTCATCGATCATCGCGTCAATGTCGCCATCGGTCAAGCCGAGTGATTCAGCTTGAGAGCGATCGACCTTAACGACTGGCGTCGGGATAGCCCACCGATCAACGCCGATACACATTAGATTACTTACCCGTTGTTTAGTACGCCACCACCACCAAACCGGGCGAAGCATGCCGACGCCCTCGAAGTTTGACCCCGTCCTGTTAAGGGTCAAGAGTAATAGCTTGTTAGCGGGTATCGGTTCAGGTGTGTGAGTAATGCCGACGGTGTTTTGTAGTACGCCATCGAGATTCTGATTATCTCGGCTTAACCATCGATTATGCGCTGACGGTTCGCGGTCAGCATAATGATCTAACCATATTCGGGCGCGACCTCGGGTATCAGTGCCGACCCTGTAAACCTCTTCGGCGTATCGATAGCCGACGGGGATAAACTCAAGTAAGTAAGCGAGTTGATCTTCAAAAGACGAAGTCATCTGACCGGCGTAACCATCGAAGCCGAACGCCTCATTCATGAAGGCGGCGAGCTCATTAGCGACGGGGTCATTTTCAACACCTGGCTCGAATCGCCAAGACGCCGAAAGAAGAGTCTGTTTAAGCATATGCCAAGACCGACGGACGATCGGGTCGGTTCTTAACATCTCTTCGGCTTCGCTTACCCAATTAAGACCGGTCAAAGATGCGTTACGCTCTTTACCTGAGATGACACCGCCGCTTAACTGAGTGCCTGTAATACCCCTCGTTTTGAAGCGCGGGTATTTAGCCTTCATATGGCTTAGATCGCGATTATCTTCTCTATTGCTAGACATAGCGCCCCGATACTGAAAACTTGAGCAGTAGACCTATTATAAGCGCCGTTTAAGGTTTTGGCAATAATACGTATATTTTGTTCAGTATATGAGGTAGATTCTTATCGGTCGCGGTGAAGTGATACAAAGCAATCGAACAAACTTTTAACCACTTAATACCGCCGCGACCCTCATTTTATTATTGAAACCATCGATTCGACAGACTATAGCTCTATAACACTTTCTGACGATGACCGCTTGCTTGGTAGGCGTGGGTCATTGTCGGGTGAAGACCCTTATTGATGAGTGATAAAAATAGGCTGCCACCTACACCCATCAATAGGGGTTCGTCTATTTTAAGGCGGTCGCCATCGTGACGGGGTAAAGCTCAATCAAGATCGTTTCGATTGCCTCGGCTATCTCTCTCGTTTCGGGTTGTGCGTGCGAGTCGAGACGAAGCCTTAAGAACTTACACCAGTTCATAAGATTACCCGTCATATAGAACTCTGTATAAGTCGACTGAGGCAAGACCGCCCGCGCTTGCTCTCTTGATACGCCGACGTTGATTAAGACCTGGTAAACTTCAGCGATTGAATCTATCAACTCACTGATCAAGCGCTTCGCGTCGCCGCCGACCTTCGGTTCAAGTAGACCGTCAGAGCATTGAAGATTAGACGAGCTTTGAGATCTAATCTCGGCGGGCTTCCAAAACTTAAGGCGCTCTGAGGTATAGCGGCGGCTTACCTCGTTATAGCTAAAGGTGCGGTGTCTCATAATCTGAGAGCGCACGAAGAGCGGGCAAGTGATACGGAAGGTCACGACCATGTGTTCAAAGGGCGATGTATGCTTATGATCGATCAAGAACTTAATTAGTCGTTTATCTTTGTCGACGAGCTCCGCCTCGGTGTCATCTCTCATGAATGAGACTCGGGCGGCGTCTACCGCTCTCTTGTCGTCACCCATATGATCGATCAACTCAACTGAGCCGACCCCGTCGCTATAACATTCAATGATCATGAATCGCCTTTCGCTTACTGTTATATTCTCTCTGTTTTATGAGTCGCGCTTCTCTCTGTTCGGGCGTCTCCGCTTCGCGTCTTTTGCGGTCATACTCTCTATGATACTTGCGTCGCGCTTCTCTCTGCTCGGGGCTCTCGGCTTCTCTTCTGATTCGATACATCAGGCGACCATAAGCGAGGCGCTCTTCTCTCTCTATCGGTGTCTCTGCTTCGTATCGGCGGCGGCGTCTCTCTCGCTCTTTAGCGATTCGCGCTTCTCTCTGCTCGGCGGTCTCGGCTTCTCTTTTGATTCGATGCATCAGGCGACCATAGGCGAGGCGCTCTTCTCTCTCTATCGGTGTCTCGGCTTCGTATCGGCGGCGATTATACTCTCTCATGTATGCGTTACGATCCATTAGCTTGACCGCCCTTCGCCTCTTTGGCTTCTTGTCGGCGCTTTCGCTTATATTCTCGTTTTTTAGCGAGTCGCGCTTCTCTCTGTTCGGGCGTCTCCGCTTCGCGTCTTTTGCGGTCATACTCTCTATGATACTTGCGTCGCGCTTCTCTCTGCTCTGGTGTCTCGTTCATATGTTCTACCTTGTTCTACCATGTTCTACGGCAACCACTCTTCGACGGTCGGGTCAAGTATGACGTCGTCGGCGGTCTTATGCTTAACGGGTCGATCTTTGGCGAAGAGCGAGAGCTTGTTAATCACTGCCGTTTGAAGATCATGTAAGTGATCTTGTTTTAGTTGTAGCTGTATTTGAGCGTCGCGAAGACGAGCGATTAAAGCGGCGCGGTCGGCGTCGCTCTTCGCTAGCTTGTCTTTTAGCTCTTCGACCTCCGAAGGGTCACGCCCTGAAGCGATCGCCATCATTGAAGAGATTGAGCCGGTTATCATACCAAGGATACCGACCAAGACGTCACGATTCTCATCGACGATCTTTACATAAGTGAGAAATAGGATCAAGCCGACAACGATGATTAAGAAGCCGACCGAAAAGTACCAGCCTCGCTTTGACTTCTGATCCTGTATCAACTCTTTATTAGTCGGGGTCTCTTCGCTCATGATTCACCTATGATCATCTTTATAAGGTTAATGACGGGGCTAAGAATATCGACGACGTGATCAATCCAAAAGAACCACATATCAAGCCCGTTCAATAACCTTAAGCGAGGGTCAACTAAGATCGGGGCGAGTATGCTGAGAAGATAGAAGCTAGCGATCAAGCCCGACCTGGTGATCAGGAAGGTGACGAGCTCGGTGAGCTTCTTATCTCGAAGGCGTGACTTAATGCGCTTCGCCCCGCCTAGTCGCTTGACTTTATCGCTACCCTTCGGGGGTTGAAGAGATTCTATCGTTTGCCCGACTGTATAGATAATCTGAGTCTCTGCGACGCCCTTAAACCTGTACTCACCGGCGAGGGCGTATCTTGTATTTTTAGGCGTAAATGGGTTCGTTCTATGCTTTACCGCGATCATCGCTTCTTTGGTGAGTAGTACTTGACCCGCCCCACATAAGCTCATAGTTCTAGCCGCTATGTTCTTTGATATGCCTTCGAGCTCAACGCCTTTCGCGCCCGTCATTGTATAGAGTTCATCTTGTTTGACTTCGACGACCTTACCCCAGTGTATCCCGATTCTACATTGAAGGGTCGTCTTGGCGGGTATACTCGCTTGATAATGTAGACCGAAGTTCACCGCGTCGATACATCGATCAAACGAAAGCATAAAACCGTCACTTCGGTCTATCTCTCGCCCGTTGAACTTATAGAGTAGAGAGCGGGTTAAGCGGTCATGATACTGAAGCCACTTCGCCGCCTTCATCGCGCCGACTCTTTGAACGAACGCCGTTGAGCCGATGAGGTCAAGTAAGACGATCGCAAGTTGACGCTCTCTTAGTTCCATTGATCGCCCCTTAGAATGATTGTTTTGACCCGCCGCCGACTCTTACTCTTCGGTTCTTCTTATCACTCTTCGACCGAGGTGTATAAGATCTTTGATCGACCGCGGTATCATGCCAGTTATAGAAGATACAATCATATCGCAGCGCGTCTAGAGGGTCTTCTCGCCCGTCTTTGATCGGCTTGTCGTTACGATCCCACGCATAAGAGCCGAGCGCTTTTCTCAGTGAGTTACCCGACGCCCGCTCTCCTCGTTCCCACACATCGCGGGTGATGAGATAGCGACGATTCGCGAAGGCTCTCTTCAGTCGTTGAACGCCGTTCAGTATGTCTATCCTAATCGGGTCTTGAGTTGACCTTAAAGCCATGCCGAGACCCTTAGGCGGCGAAGCTCTCATCGCTCTAAATGCCGAAGCACCTGTCTGATCGTTTCGAGCCTTGCCCGCTTTGTCAGCGACCCCGCCGTCTAGCCATATTCGAGGCGAAGGCGCTAGCGCTCGGAGCTCTCGAGACCATGCCACCGATAATATCATCTGAGCTAGCTGCTCGGTCGTTACCTCTTTCGGGTTGAACTCGGCGACGATGACCGAGGCTTCGCGGCGCTCATCATAAACGATGATCAGTACACTCGGCTTTCTAAAGCCCCAGTCAATCGCGACCCTTGCCGTCATCGACTCATGATATTCAAAGTCATCGATGATCATTGACTCATTAAACTCATTATAGACGAGACCCGAAGGCGGCTTAGGCTTATTCATGACCATCGCTTCGCGTTCGTCAGCGGGGAGATATTTAGTCGCCTCGAACCAATCATCAGATAGATTTTGCTGATTAACGTATGAGCTAAAGAGTAAAGGTGAATAGCCCGCGCTCTCAGCCATCGAACACCACCAAGCATCAACGACGGGCAAGCCGACCATGATTAAGATCGGCGACGCGCCTGACCTTAGACGCCCGAGCGCTTTGTATGCGACTTCGGCGCTTAGTGTTTGGCATTCGTCGATGAGACATACGCCTGAGGTAATGTTAAGACCCTCGAGCGGGTTGTGTGTCGCTTCTCTTGTACCTGGTCGATAATAGCTTCGAGCATAGACCGATGATCCTGTGTGTGGATCCGTCCAAGTTTTATGAGTGTGATTAAAGAACCACCCGAGCGGCTCAAGCCACTTTGATATTTCGGGGTGAAGTACTGAGTTATAGCGCGGTGTCGTATCGGTGACGATCAATATGCTTTTACCAGGTCGGGCGCGTGCGACCATTAAGATACTAAAGACTAAAGCCGAGGTCTTACCCGAGCCCCACCCACACCGAGCCGAGATAAACTTATCGCGCCTGATGATTCGCCCGATGATTTGGCGTTGAAGCTCGTTAAGGTCGAGCGGTGGCTTATCTTCACTCATCGTCAACGATCACCGGTCGGCGTTCGATCGCGCCGTAATGCTGAGAATGTCGAATGTAGATCAGCCACTTGACCGCCGATCGCTCGGCGAGTCGCTCAAGATGTGAACGGGGCGACCCTCGATACTGAGTAAGCGCTTCAAGGTTAGTGACGTACTCTTCAACTAATATACTCATGAGCTTAGATCGAGAGTAGAACACTAGCCCGTCTTTAACCTCTAATACAGCGGGATCGAAGGTGTCGCGGGGCGTATAATAGATCGGCTCGGCGTTCATGCGTCATCGTCCTCGCTGTCATCGATGGTCTCGCCCGCTGTCATTGCGTCGACGGCTTGTTCAATCATCGCGGCGACCATATCTTGACCGTCACTCTTCTTATTGACGCTCATGTCGATCTCTTTTCGCAGTGCCCACCGTTCGGGGAAGCGGCGCTCTAGTATCCAAGCAGTCGCTCGCCAGTCTTCACGCGCCCGCCCTTGCTGTCGAATCTCAGCTAGCATGACCGCTTCGGCATAGTCGACCGCCGCGTCGAAGAGCTCGGCGAACTCCTCATCTGACTCTCGCCACTTGTTAACAGTTGAGAGAGCTAGCCCCGCTTGAGTCGCCGCCGCCTGGTAAGACATACCCGATCGAAGGTTATCTAAAAGCGGGTCGATATACTTATCAATCTTCTTTGTCTTTCGCCCTGTTTTCTTCTTTTCGGGCTTCTGCGATTCTTGGCTCATATATCTCTCGGGTCGCTTCGATGAGGGCGGCTTCAATCTCTTTGTAAAGCTTAAGGGCTTCGTCCTTAAGCTCTTCGTCTTCGTCAGCGATCCTTAAAGTTTGGTAAAGCTGCGATAAAACATCTTCGCGCCCGCGTAATAAGTTTCTATTTTTTATATCATGCATAATAACATAAACCCTGTATTCACTCTATCAAGAGCGCCTTAAGACTCTCTCGCTAGTTCATGAGCGGCGGTAATATATCGCAGTGCTTCGGATGGCGATAAGCCGAGAGCGACCGATAAGAGAGCTTCGATCATATCTAGTCGCTCTCTAAGAGTTTCGGGTGATGACTGGTCGTCATTGTCGGCTTGCTCTGTGATCGGTTCGTCGAAGTCATATAGGTCGAAATAGTCTTTACAATGAAGTTTAAGCGAGTCGTCGCTCATCTCGTTCGCCCTTAAACCCGATGCCATCTTAAAGTCAATATCGCGAAGATAGATAAAGATCGTCTCGAATGAAGCGCCCTTACGTCTCATCTCCTGATAAGCCTTCGCGACTTCTCGTTCATATTCGAGATACTCTTTTGAACCATGACGGCGAGGTTTAGGGAAGTGACCGACGAGAGCCGCGTGATTATCATGACTCTTGTCTCTGAGTATTCGAGTTAAATGAGTGCCTGATATACCGCCCGCTTCGGCTGATACATTAACGTTCTTAGTCTGCTGATAAGCCGCGATCACACATCTTATACCATATTCAGTCAAGATGACTCTTCGCCCGATCTTTCGGGTCTTCTCTTGTTCAATACCGAGATGTAGCTGATCATGAGTATTCGCGCTTGTGCCGTTGAGCTCTTGAATAAATGTCGCTCTTGTATTAGTATCTGTCTTGTTCATATGTTCTCCGTCGCCCGATCTTCTCGTTCTGATCGGGGGCGGCGTTCTTTTAACGCCATTGTGTTTGGGATGGATTCCAAACTTGATAGTTAGGTTCTTGAGGTTGATCGCCTCGCCATGGGTCGCGCTTACTCGTCTCGCTAGGTGGCAAGAACTGACCAGGTGTCGCTTGAGCTTCATCTTTTCGACCGTTCAAGACGAGAACTCGAAAGCTCTTGATCTCGACTCGGGTGACGCCGTCGGTCTCATACGAAGAGATCTTACCGTTGACATAAAGCCGATCGCCTTTCTTTACCTGACTAGCGATTCGCTCGGCGCTCTTACCGATGACTTTGATTTTATGCCATTCGGTGTCTTCTCGCCATTCGCCGTCATGACCCTTGAAGCGTTCGCTTGTCGCCATTGTGAAAGTACAATATTGTGCGCCGGAGCTGCTCGACCTTAACTCAGCGTCGCGACCCGCGTTACCGATGAGAGTGACTTCATTAACCATTGTTTGACCCTTGTAAGGTGTGTTCGAGAGTTGACCCCTCTACATATTCTCTTTGATTGTATTGTTTTAACGAATGATTGATAAGTTCTCGCATTACTTTATTTCGGCTGATGTTATAACGCTCGGCGAGCTCGCTGATTACCTCGTCAGTATCAGGGGAGATGTAAACCGACGAAGTGCGCCCTTTAGGTTTCTTCTCTGAACGCTGACCTTTGCTAGGCATTAATAAACCTTTCGTAAGATTAGGCGGCGACGACCGAGTTAATTAAAAAAAAGACGTGTCAAGGTCTCCACAAACCACCGGTCGCCGCCATACACACAACTTAAGTATATTTAGTTATACTTAACTTAGTCAAGATAAATAAGTCCCTCGCCCTGAAAGAGAAGTTGAACAAGACCAATAAACAAAACAAGCGTTCTAGTTTTAATGTTTAAAGAATCAAGGGGCGAGGGGTATTGAGCGTATGAGATGATTGATCACCGGTCAAGAACTATTACGACTTCGGGTCGACTGGTCGACGATGGCGAGTCGATTGTCTCTTCTGCCTCATCGGGGTTCATGTAGAGTCGCGCCGCTTGTATGCCTGACTCATTATGACGATAGACCATCAAGACCGCTTGAGGCTTTAGGGCGATATGATAAGTATCTCGATCATGTTCTAGTATCTCGATCTCGCCTTCGAGGGTGATAAATGACCACCCGCCATGCGTCGGCGTGAACTCACTAGTTTTGATGATTAACTCTTTCGCTCTAAAGACTCTAAGTGATCTCACTCTATTTGACGCCCCATGATGAAAGATCGCGGCTTATCGTTCGTCGGTCGCGCCCTGTCATCGCGATCGGCTCGCCGAACATCTCAGCGAAGCGGCTCATAATCGCAGCGTTACGACCGGTCGATTGATAGAACTGATCAGGTGTTAAGTTAGTCGTCATCACGATCGCAAGACCGCGTGACCATCGTTCATACATATAACTGTACATCTCGGCATTAAAAGAACGTAGCCAGTCAGTTTGATGACCTCGCCCGCCGACGCCGCCTAGTTCATCGAAGAGCAAAAGATCGACATTATCTAACCACCCCTTAAGCGGGTTTCGATCGCCTTTAATCTGAGCATATCTCGATTCGATCATGCTTTGATGTGTGACATACTTAACACGAAGGTCGGCGAAGATTGACTCTTTAGCCATGCAGTACAAAAGCGAGGTCTTGCCATTGCCAGGCGAACCCCATAGATAAACACTCGGGCTCTTAACTCGCTTATCTGGTGCGCCGTAACTGATGAAAGAGTTTAGAGCGGCGACTCGGTCGCGTTGCTCGTTACTATCCCATTGATACATTCCGAAGTGCACGCCGTATGCATCGGGCGGCAATAGTAAACGATTGAGCTTAGTGATTCGCTTTTGAATGATGGTACATCGTATACAGTCGCCGCCGTATTGATAGCCGAGCTCGTCGCGGTAGTAAGTTTGACCGTTGAGACATAAGCCACACTCGGGAATATCTCGAACGGTGAAAGTCGACGCGTCTTCGAGGGCGAGATCAAGCTCTTCGAGGTTTCGATCATTGATATGTCTAAAGTCGCCGTATGCCTTCTCTGATCGATTCGCTTTGAGTTCAGCGCTTCGAGCTTTGAGGGCTTCAAGGTGTGGTATGATCCGATCGAAGCTCTCGCTTAAGCTGACCATCGGTTTAGAGTGACTCATAATAGCCCCCCTTCAATAGCTTAATATTGAATAGTTTTGAGGCGATCTTAACTCTCGTAGTGTGTGAACTGTCATTGAGTCGATTACACTCATCTTCAATAGCGATTACTTGATCTCGGTTTAGACGTGTTCGTTTAGGTAGTGACAAGGTGTCACTCTTATCTTGATCATTATTGATATATTGATAGTTATTGATTGTGTGACATGGTGTCACTACCCCTAGTGACAAGGTGTCACTACTTTTGAGACATGGTGTCACTACCCCTAGTGACGAGGTGTCACTATGTGTCATGTTGTCACTAGGTGACAAGGCGTCACTATGTGTCATGTTGTCACTACTCTTAGAGAGTATGAGAGAGACGTTTAGAGTCGTAACACTGATCGAGCTTCGGGTCGCCTCGATTCGGTGAGAGTCGCGAGTGATATAGCCGAGGTCGACCAGGTCGCCAAGTGCTCTCACGACTGATCTTCGATTATGGTTTAGAGTGTTAGCGATTGCGCTTGAGCTGACTTCGCCGCTCATCGTCGACCAGTCAACGCGGTCGAGTAGACCTAAGAATACAAGTTTAGCGACGGGCTTAAGGTCAAGTCGCATGATCGCCCGTCGAAGATCGATTTCGCGGGCTTGTGGTTTAGCGTTCATATGCTCTCCGTATATATAAAGGTGAGGGTAAGACGACCCTAATAAACTTTTTTTCTAATGTAAACACTTTTGTGTTGACCCGCACACTTTTATGTATTAGAACACAGTTAAGCAATATCGCTTTAACCCTCGGAGAATATATGAACACTGATAAACAAACACTCTTAAGTAAGTTCTGTACCGTCACGCAGCTCGCCAAGTTCGTAGGCGCTGACCGCTCTTACGTCTCACGTTGCGTCAATGGCTCGGTAGTGCCCTCAGTCGAACTCGCTAACCGACTCGCCGCCGCTTGTAATATGTTCACTCAGCGAACAAGCTATTTCATCAAGGCTGACTTTATCCCCGACGCTGACACCGATTATCAAGACGCGATTGACCAGCGTATCGCGACACTTGAGATCGAGATCGCCCAAAGAATCATGACGATCGATGACCTACGCCGCGACGCTGACCCGTCAGCGCCGAGTATGCTTGAGGCGTTCAATACACTTTATCGACTAACTACCATCATCGAAGGCTTAAGAGGTTAATCATGTACCCTGATAAACGACTCGGACAAGATATTCTAACTGTCATCATTTCGACTGCTGTATGCGCTGTACTTCTCGGTATCACTTCTCTCGACGTCGGATATGCACCGAAAGACGAGTGCGCTAACGAACTGATCAATACTCTCTCGCCTTACCAGGTGTCGCAGCTCATCAACGGCGACTTCCCCTCATCATATGGCGACGTGGCTTCATGGTGTACCGATCATCTCGACAACTGGTCAGACAAGATGACCGAGGCGAAGACGTACCCCGAAATGCCTAACACTTACGACATGACCCTTTAATCAACACACGAACGGATAAGACATATGAACACCTTAAATGACTTTTGGATTCCTAAGACCGGCGAAGAGCTTGAGAGACTCGCTAACATTCTCACCACGAACGCCCGCGAAGCTCATGATCTTATCAAGGCTCATGCATGGTTCGGTCACCACTTCGGTAATCATCTAGGCAAGGTACAAGCTAACGTCTCAGTGATCCAAGGCAAGCCCGCCCTCTTGAGTGATGCGCTCGTCGGTATCTGTTACGCTAAAGGGCTTGTAAGGCGCTTTCAAGTTGTGTCGTCAAATGACCAACATTGCACCGTTGAAGCCGAGAGAGTCGACGAGCCCGCCGGCACGATTCACAGCTTTACATTTACCATCGAAATGGCTCAACAAATGAACCTCGTCAAGGCGTCATGGCATAAGCAAAGAGCGAATATGCTAAAGAAGCGGGCGAGAGCTTGGCTCGTTCGTGAAGTCTTCTCTGAAGCTGTCAGCGGTCTTTATACGATCGACGAAATGGCAGATCACTCGAACCTAAGCGAGCGAGAGGTAGAAGAACTGACCGCTCGATCATTTGGCTATGACGACGGCTTAAGCCGATCGAATCAACCTCAGTCAGCGCCGCCCGTTCATCCGACACCAGCGCCCGCACCGATCTCTTACGAGCCGATTGAGATTGACGAACCGAAGGTCGCCGCCGACCCGCTTTACACCTTCGACACGACCGCCGACTT